ATGGCCGCGGTCATGCCCGCGTTGCGGTCTTCCGACGTGCCGCGGTCGAGTTCTTCGAGGTAGCCCGACAACTGCGGGGCGCCGTCGATACTCAACTGAACGCGGGCGAGGAGTTTCGCCTGCCGCGCGAGCGCTTGCCACGTCGTATCCGCAACCGTCGAGCGCCAGAAGGTGAACGACCACGGCTGACCCGCCGAGAGCATCGAGAGCGAGACGGTGTAGCGGTTCCACACGTCGATCGCGACGGGCGCGTCGCCCGTGTTGATCGTGAGGTTGATCGCGTGCTCCTGCGCCATCAGCCGAGAGGTAGCACAGAGACGATGGTTCCCGCACGAATCGCGGTCGCGTCGGTGAAGGTGTTGGCGCTGAGAATGGTCTGCACTTGCGACGCGTCCCCGTAGACCGCGAGAGCAATCTCCCACACCGCCATCGTGCGCGGCACGGTGTAGCGCGAGCGCGTCTGCGCGGACGGCACCACGGCGTTGCGGTAGGCGATCACCGCGGCGCGGAGGTTGAGTGTTGCGACGAAGGCGTCGCGCGCCGCAAGCGTGACCATCGACGGGAGCGCGAGGTTCGCTTCAACGGGCGCGAGCATCTTGCGGAACGCGCCGTCGGTCTGCGATGCCGTGCGCGGCGCGGCGTCGAGGTAGGTCTGCTGTGCGCTCACGGTCGAGGCCGTCGGGGTGTAGCCCGCGACCGTCGACCCTGCGGCGTCGGCCGCTGTCGCGAGGATCGGCGTCGATGCGCTCGCGTCCGTCGGAACGCCCGACGCGGTGTCAGCGAAGAGAAGCGCCGCCGTCGCATTGTGCTCGATGAACTCGACGCGCAGACGCACGCCGCCGCGATCGTCCGCGCTCGCGGTGTGCGTGATGCCGCCAACCGCCGCGGTGAGGTTGCCGAACGTCGGTAGCGTCAACGTCGCGATGGGCTTCGACGTGAAGCGATCTACGAGGTCGTAGGCGAGGTTCGGGAATAGCGTGCCGTAGCGCGCGACGAGGCTCGCCGTGTTGATGCACGGGATGACCAGCGTCCCGCGCCATGCCTTGCGGCCCGTGGGTTGAACGTCGACGCCGGGGCGGCGGAACGCGCTGAACTCCGCGAGGTCGTTGCCGCCGTTCACCTCGACGGTCTCAACGGGGAACTCCATCCCATCGAACGACGCTTCTTGGAGACGTGAGAGCGAGTCGACCATCAGCGTGTGCCTGCGGCGCGAGCGTGGATGTCTGCGTGCAAGGGGACTTCGGCGGTAATCGGTTGGCTGCGAATCGAGGTGACGACCGCGTTGCCGATTGCGGCGTGGTCGTTTGGCGTGAGACTGACCTGCACGACCCTCGGCGACGCCTGCCCCGCGGGCGGCGCGTTGAGAACCGCGCCCGGTCGACTCTGCGCTGTTGACCCGAGGTCGTTCGTTCCGAGAACGGCACCGAGCGCGGGGATAGCAACGCCGAGCGTCCGAAGCACGCCTTCGCCAAACCCGAGTTGCTGCCCCGCGTTGTTCGTTCCGCTGCGCAACCTACGCTCGTTCACGCCGCTTCCGATGAGCACTCCGAGCGCCGCGTCGTTGGACACGCCGAGTGTAGAACCACCCTCTTGCGCGAGGCCAGACAACCACGGGTGACGTACGCGCCAATCGCGGATCGAATCGGACAACGCCTTGACGCCGCTCGTGTTGTCGGTGAGTACGTTGTCGCGGTCCTCTTGGTTGCGGGTGAGCGTCGAAAGGGAGTCGCCCTCGACGTCGCGTTGATGGTTGGCGATCTGCGCGTCGGTGACGCCAGAGCCTTGCATCATCGTTTGGATGCGCTGCCCTTGCTCGCCTCCGAGCACGGCCATGAGGTTGCGCATATTAGAGAGGAGCGCTTGCGCGTTGCCGTGTCCACCGCCCGCGAAGATGTTGGCGCCCATCTGCGCGTTGCCACCCGTCGCGGTTGTGACACGCGTTGCGAACTCCGCTGCCGACACGCCACCACGCAAGCGCATCGCGTTGCCGGTGCGCGTGGGGTCTCGCTCGAAAAGCGCGTTGTCGCCCTCGTAGAGCGAACGCAACTGCGCGGCGCGCGCGCGGCCTTCGGGCGTCGCGGTGTTGACCTGCGCCTCGGCGGCTTTGATGTTCGTAAGCGCCATCTCCTGACGGCGCGGCGTGTTGATGAAGTTCTGGAGCGACGCGAGCGTGCTGGACGTGTGTCCTGCGGAACCGCCCGACGCCGCGAGAACCTCTTGCGTCGAGACCGACTCACGCCACGCGTTGAGGCGCGCTTGATTCTTTTCCTCGTCGCTCGCGTTCGGCCCAAGCGCTCCGACGCGCGCAGCCATGAGACGCGACGCGCCGGGGAGACCCGCGCCGATGATCTGGTCGACCTCGACCTGACCGGCTTGCGCGGCGGCGAGCGAGAAGCGCATCGCGGTCTTGAGCGCGTCGCCCGAAAGACCGTTCGCCGCAAGGCGACCGCGCGCGGCGAGGTACTTCCCCGGATCGGCGCCTTCCGCGTTGGCCTCTCGGATCGTCGCAAGCGAGCGTTGAAGCGCCTGCGCGGTAGTCTCGCTGCCCTCCGCTTGAAGCGATGAACCTTGCGCCTGACCCACGCTGAGAGCGTCGGCCACGTCACCAAAGCTCATGCCCGTATCGTGGACGAACTGACGCACAGCATCGCGCGCTGCCGCTTGCTCCTGCGATGACGCGTTGGGGTTCGCATTGCGCACAGCGTTTCCGAGCGTTCGCTCTCCCGCCGCCCGTCGCTCGCGCGCGTCCTGAAACTGACCGTGCATGGCGACGGCAGCGCCACCTACCGCTTGGATTCCCGCACCGACGACGCGTTGACCTGCGGCCCTTGCGTTGCGCGTGGCCATCGCAACCCGCTGTCGGGATTCGCGCTCCTCAGCCCTGACCCGCTTCGCGCTCTCACGCTCCGCGTTGCGCGTGCGTTCCTTCTCGGCGCGGTCTGCGTTGCGCGCAGCCTCGCGGGTCTCGCGATCCTTCTTCCGCGTCTCGTCGCGCTCGATGCGCAGACGCTCCGACGCGCTCTTCTCCGCGTTGCGCGTGCGCTCGCGTTCGGCCTGCGCCGCCGCGCGCGTGGAGTCTCGCTCCAACTTCGCGCGCGCCCGTGCTGCCTCTGCCGCCGCCCGCTGCGCCGCGCGCGCCTCGTCACGGATGACGCGCTCGCGTTCGCGTTCGCCCTTGCGCGCCTCGGCGGTCAACGACGCCTGCGCGCTGCGTGCGGAGCCGCGAAGGTCTCCGAGCGCGCTACGCGCGGGCGTCGTGTCGATGTCGAGGAGTAGGGTTGCGCGTGCCATCGGTCAGAGGTTGCGAGGTTCGATCCCGAGGTATGCGGCTACGTCTCGTCCGCGCCGGTCGAGGGCGACGTAGGCGAGGAGAGTGAGTTGGTCTGCGCTCTCAGGCGACCCACCAGTGCGCGCGCGATGCACCTGAGAGTAGCAGCATCGTAGCCATTCAGTGATGACATCGGCATCGTTGCTTTTCCCAACGCCTCGATGAGGTCCTCTACCTCCTCAGCCGTCTTCGACTGAATCGGGCTGCGCTCGTTGGTCCAGTCGACGAACAGCTCGAACAGACCGGCGATCTCGTCGCTTTCGAGGAGCGTGCGCGCCTCGTCAGCGTCCGCTTCGTTCTTCGCGTTGACGCACACAGGGAGCCCCGTCGAGGGGTCCACGAGCGCGAGCGCGATGGTGCGGAGCTTCGTCTCGAACTCGTGGAGCGCGCGGCCCGCGTCGCTGTACCCCACGGCATCCTCGGAGAGCGCGCACTGCCGCGTGAGGTACGCGTGCGCGTCGGTGCGAACACGGATCGACTCGCCCGCCGTGAGCGTGCGAAGCGCGAGAGGCACGCCGCGAAGGCGTGCGCCGCACCCGTCGAACTCGATCACCTTCACCGCGCCGACGCCCGAGGCCGAAGCCCCGAGCGCGCGGCGCAGAGGTGATCGCGTGTCGCGAGTGACGAACGCGTCGAGTTCTCCGCTCATGTGGTCGAGACGATGGTGCCGTGAAACTCGAACGAGACCTCGTTGGCCTTGTCGACCGACGAGTCGAGCTTCGCGTTGCGGATGTCGCCCGAGCACGAGTAGGTCTTGCCCGCGAGTTTGAACGCGAGGTTGATCTGGAGTTGCGCGTTCGCGATGGCGACCCAGTCGTATTCGAGCCCCGCGGCGGGGATCGCGCTGTTGACGCTGATCTGCACCTTCTTCGGACCGGGCGAGAAGCCAGCCCATCCGAGAAGCTGCGTGTTGACGTCCTTGTTGTCCGTCTGAACGTCCATGCTCACCATGGACGATTGAAGTACCGGAGTGCCTTCGTAGAGCACGAAGCCGGGGCCCGAATAGACTGCCATGTTGGTGTGCCCTCAGTGCTCAGAGTTGGCGGACGTTGCCCGCGATGATGTCGAGACCGGGGATCACCGCGGCCGGGATCTCGCAGTCGAGGCGTGACGTGTTCGTCGCGTTGATCTCGACCACGAGGAGCGAGAGGTTCGCGGTGACGTTGATGAGGATGCCGCGGTTCTCCAGCGTCTGGAGGTTCTGCGCGATGAACGCGCGCACGATCGACGGCGTGACCACGCGGGGGATGCGTGGCGGCAGACCGTCGGCGGTGTCGGGGCGCAACTTCGCGCCGCGGTAGGCGGTGCGCAGCGCAGCGCGGAGCGTGTCCGCGGTGTAGTCGGGGACGGTGACGTTCTGCGTTCCGAGCACCGCGAAGTTGGGTACGTTCGCCACGGTGCAGCGCGTGGTGATGCTCTTGACGATCTCGCAGAAACCGGGGCGCGTCGAACTCGGCGCGAGGGGCGTGAGTCCGTTGTTCAGCGCGTTCTCGATCTCCGTTGCGGTGGGCTGATCGGCCACGTCGCGCTGCGGGATGATCGTCGCGAGTTGCACGCCGTTGAGGTTCGCGGCGGGGTCGTCAGCCTCGCCCACGAGGTCGCCGCCGATGGCGCCGTCACCCGCGACGCGAGCGGCGGCGACCTGCGCGGCCACGTCCCACGGAGGGAGCGGGCTCGCGTAGTGCCATGCGGCCTGCATCCGCGAGGCGTTCATCGTCGCCGCGAAGGTCACGGCGTTGGAGTACGTGTCGACCGACGGCACGATACCCTGTTCGAGAATCTGAATCGTCGGGCCAGCCTGCGTCGAGAGCGCCGTCGAGATGCGACCTGCGTTCGTCGAGTCGATGCACGCGCCCACGATGCGACCATAGCGCGTCGGTTCGATCGCCGAGAGCGCCGCCGCGAAGGTGTCCTGCGTCGCGCCCGCCGAGAGCGTGAACTCGCTCCCGAGCGTGCCGTTCGACGACCACTGACCCGTCGTGCCGAAGCCCGACGAGACGGGGGAAGCGGCGAGGATGCGCGACGCGACCGCGGCGCCCGCCGCGATGAAGTACGCGTCGACCACGAGCACGTTCGCGCGAGGTCCGGTGTTCTTCGCGGTGAAGGTCACGACCCCGGAACTGTTCTGCGCGTAGTACGGGAGCGACGTCACCGCGTTGATCGAAGAGCAGCACGCGGAGGCGATCGTGGTCACGCTGTCGCCCGACGCGACGGGCACGTCGATGACCTCGCCGCAGAGCACGAAGCGCACGGTGCCCGCAGCGCTCGCGCTCGTGGTGAACGTGAGCACCACCGACGCCGCGGTGCCCGCTTCGGCGACGGGGCACGCGAACAGCGCCGCGTTGGGCTGCTGCGCGAAGACCGCCGCCGCCATGCGGTGCAGTTCGGACCCGAGGCCAAAGAGCGTGCCCGCGTCGCTCTCGCTCGCGACGCTGACGACCGTCGCAGCGGCGGCGACGCCCGCGGCCTGCGCGTACGTCGGAGACGAGACGCTCACGGCGGCGCTCTTGTTGCCGAGGAGCATGATCGAGATGGGCGCGTCGCCCGCGCTCGTACCAGCGCCGCCGAGGATGACGTTGAACGCGACGCCCGGCGTCTTGCGAGACGCGGGCACGCCTGGAACTGCGATCGTCACGACGTCACCTCTTCGATGAGTTGGAGCTCACCGCGCGCGATGCCGCGACGGTGATAGGAGTTGTCGTCGACCTCGACGCCCTCCTGAATGATGCTGCGATCGGAGGCGCGTCCCACGAAGCGGCCAGGGTAGCCGTGGAGCGGGAACAGCGCGTCACCGACCGCGCGAACGCGAATGGTCATGTGCGGCCTCATGTGGTGTCTGCGATGAACTGAACGACCGGGTTGCCCGGCGCGTCGTCGTTGAGCGTGTCTTCGAGGTTCACGTCGCCGCGCACCTCGTCGAGATCGTGGCTATCGTCGGGCGTCGCTGCGAGCGGCGGGAGAAGGCGAGCGGCGAACCTCACCGCGTACACGTAGATCCCGTTCCGCACGACCTGCTCCGGCCGCGTCCCGAGGTACTTCAATCGGCGACCTCGATACGTCCCGTCGATCGCGAGAGCGTTCAAGACGCCCTGCACGCTGACCACGAGACGGAGGATGCCGGTCTGCCCTGCGCCTGTGCCGTTGCCGACGATGCCGCGGTCGATGTCTTGCGGGTCTGCGACCTGAACAAGCGCCGACCACGTTGCGACGGACTCGCTCTCCGCATCGGCAACCGTGTTGACGTCGAAGTCCGAAGTCTCTTCGTCGAAGCGCAGCGCAACGCACGGGAACTTCGCCGCGGGCAGCCCTTCGCCCGGCACCGGACCCACGAAGCGGATCAACGAGTTGAACGGCTTCGATGCTGTGGCCGGAGTCGCAACGAGCGTCGCGAGCGCGGTGTACATCGTGGCGTCGATGTCGGCGAGCGTTGCGTCCGACACGTCAGTTCATCCTGTTCACGGCGTCGGCCATCGCATTGGCGACATCGGTAGTCACTGTGTCGGCGGTGCGTTCCCATGCGGGAAGCAGGTACGCCCACTGCGATGACGTGACGGACACTTTCCCTTCCGAAGAGATCGAATATCCGGTGTCCCATCCCTCTTCGAGATACCCGCTGTACTTGGTTCCGCTGTCGATGCGGAGCACGTACCCACCGCGCCACGACCCGCGAACTCCATCGGAGCGCGTAGTGGCTTCGGTACGCCCGGTTCGGTTCTGCCACGGGTGCCCGGACTTGGCGGCATCGACGGTGACCTGCGCTGATTCGAGGAGCGCAAAAGGGATCACCTCTTCGATGCTGCGCTCCATCGCGTCGATCGCGGCGATGAGGTCCACGTCAGAACCCTGTGTCGATCGACTGGTTGGCCTGTCGGACGAACTGCGATTGTCCGACGTCCGACGTGTTGCCTCCGTCGCCGACGGTCACAGGGCCACCGCGCGGCGATGTCGTCGTCACCGCTTCGGTGAGGAGCTTCGCTTCGCGCCCCTTGCGCAACTGGTCCGCGAACTTCGCCGCTGCGTCGTAGTGCGTCTGCCACGGGTTGCCCGTGGTCTGACCGTTGACCGTTGAGCGCGGTTGCGCCTCGGCGGCGAAGTAGAGCGCGAGGTCGACGAGACGACGCTTGACGACGTTCTGCACCACGCCGCTCGCCGCGGTCCAGTCACCCGCGAGCGCGTCGCCCATCCAGACGTTCCACTGCGAACACGCGTCGTCGATGCACAGTTGGACGAAGGCCGCGTCGACGGTCCCCTGCGTAGTGCGGGAGAACCATCGGACGTAGGCGTCCGCGGTCATGCGCGTTGAGACGTCGGTGCTCGTGATGTAGTTCGGGATGGGCGTCGTCATGGCTCACTCGTAGCGGTAGTGGATGCCCTCGACGTAGACGCCGGAGACGTCGTGCGGCGGGTCCGTCGGATCGAAGGGGAACACGTCGCCCTCGTGGTACTCACGACCGCGGAAGCGGATGCCGCAGTGACCCGTCACGCGTCGCTTGAAGGCCCCTTCCGAGGCCGCGACGGGCGCGGACGAGGAGAGCGCCGCGACCTGCGCGCGAAGCGCCTCCACGGTGGCGTTGAGGGCCACGATGGAGGCGTCGCGCGCCTCGACGTCGAGTTCCAGTTCTGCGATGCGATCCGCCGCGGACGTGTCGACCTGCGCGACGGGCGCGATGGCGACGGGCGCGACGATGAGCGGGAGCGCCGCGGGCGTCGAAGCGACGGGCGCCTCGACGACCACGGGCTTTGCGTTGGAGCGTCCGCGGCTCACGCGAGCACGGTCGCCCAGAGGTAGCCGCTGACGTTCGAGGTGACGAACGTGTCGGTGGAGTGCGTGACCTTGCAGTACTCGCCGCCCGCCACGCCGGGCAGGAGCCACGGGATGAACTGCACGTTCATCGCCTCGGACATGAAGCGGAACTGGTAGCCCCACGCGTTGGTGCGGATGATCGAGGGACGCTCCTGCACGCACACGACGGCGGCGAAGCCCGACCACACGTCCGAGAGCGCGACGGTCTGGCCGTCGTTCGCGGTGTTCTTCTTCGCGACGCCGACCACGACCTCATCGACCTCGAAGAGCGTCGCGAGGAACTCGCGCGAGGCGAGGGCGGGCGTCGGCCCGAGCACGGTGCCCGCGCGGCCGTAGAACGCTGCGAGGATCTTGGGGTGCTTCTGGAGCGCGCGGAAGACGTCGCGGCCGAGCACCATCACGAGGCGCGTGCCAGGAGCGCGGAGGATCTTCGCCACGCCCGTGCGGACCTGATCCGCAGGGTCCGACGCGTCGTTGTTCCACTTGTCGGTGGAGGTGCTGATCGTCGTCGAGTAGCCCGACGCGTAGTTGCCCGCGGTGCCCACGGTCGCCGCGACCTCGATCTCCTGCATGAGTTCGAGCGTGTCGCCGAGGATCTCCGCGGTCGTCTGACGGACCTCGATGAAGGGCGCGTCGGCGTTCTCGGAGACCTGCTTCGGGATGAAGGTCATCAGCCCGAAGTCTTCGACGAGGAACGTGCCCTGATTGGACACCTTCCACGTCAGTTCAGGCACGCTGCCGCCCTGCGACGCGAGGCGCGTGTCGGTGGCGCCGAGGCCGGTGCCGAAGGGCACGCTCGCGATCACGTTCGAGCGGTTGCCCACCTTCACGACGGGCATCAGCGAGTTCGCGACCATCGCGTTGTTGCGGTGGCGGACCAGCATCCCCGGCTGGTAGGTCGGGATGTGGACGCTGTCGGGCGACGGCGAGAAGAGCTTGGAGGCGTCGATGCCGTAGCGCCCCGCGGCCTCGAACAGTCGCGCGTCGCCGCGCGCGTAGGTGCGCTCGACCTCGAACAGGGCGTTGATGGTCGGGTCGGCGTACTGCGCCACCACGGGCATCGAGAAGTGGGGTTCAGATCCGCGCTCGCCGATCACGGCGAAGTCGCGCAGCGCGAGGGGGCCGGTGGCGGCGGCGATGCGGCGGACGTGCGAGGGCGACCACCGCTGAGAGGGGGTGTTCATGGTGTCTCTGTGTTCCTGTTGTGTGTGCGGTGAACGCCGATCAGATCGGCTTGAGGATCTCGATGCGGAGGATGTCGCCAGCGGCGCCTGCGCTGTCGAGCGCACGGCCGATGATCGTGCCCGTGGTGCGGGTCTGCACCGTTCCGGTGGCGCCACCGGATTCGAGGTCGTCGCCCGCGGTGATCGCGGCGGCGGCGTTGCCCGCGGCGACGCCCGCGGTGATGAGTTCGATGCTCGT